CGTTTTGTTGCCATGGTTTTTTTGAACGCCATTGTTCGATTCGTGCCTTGAATATTTTTGCATTTTTTGTAACATTTCTTTTGTTTTTATGCTTTTTTGTGTGTTTGTGCGTTTGTGCATTGCATGTTGCCTTGTGGCATGCGTTGGCACCATGCATGGTGCATGGTATTGGTATGCATGTCATGCATCACATCATCATCGTGATGTTCATCATCATGTTGATCATGTTTATTGTTGATCATCATTGATCATCATGATGTTCATCATTCATTGTTGATTGATTGATCATTGAACGATGATTGTTCATCATCATGTTCGTTGATCATTGTTGTTCGTTGGTTGTGTGAACGTGAACAGTGTGAGGTGGGAGAGTGGATGGTGTCCATCCTCGTCGGTGTGTGCTGCTGTGGAATGGCGGTGGTGTGCCCGACCAAGTGCGTGTGGCCTATGCCATCTACTCCTCGTGCGTACTGTGTGAGTACTGCTGTCGTGTCGTGCACTGTTGCCTGCCGGGTGTGTGGTGTGTGGGTGGTGCGTGTCTGCAGTGTTTGTGTGGTGGGGTATCCTCTGTGTGCTCCCCCCTTCACGGTGGTGGTGGGTGGGGGCGTAGTGGATGGTGGGGTGCCATTGTGTGGTGGGGTGGCATGGTGAATGAAGGGCGGGTGCTGCGATGATGACCCTCTCGTCTGTGTGATGACGTCCCCTCGTTTTGTATCGGCGTCCCCCTTACGTTTGTGTGGTGGCCGTGTTGAGGGGCGGGGTGTGTTGGCGTGTGCGGTGTCCCCTGTCTTGCGTTGTCCCCGTCATCTTCATGGTGTTCCCTGTCTTCGCGTTGTCCTGCTTCCCTTGTGTTGTTCCCGCTCTTCTTCTGTCTTGTGTATTGTCGTGTTTGTTGTGGGTGGGGAAGTGCGGTGGTATGTGGCGTGTGGAACTGTGTCCTGTTCTGCTCTTCTCTTCCGCCCTTTGTGTTTGCTGTCACAGTATTGTTGGTTTAGGGTAGTGTTTTGTGGCATGGTTGTGTCATTGTGGAATGGCGGTGATGGTTTATGCGTGTGCTGGAATGGTGGGGAGGGGGCGTGGTGTGTTGTTTTAGTTCGCTGTTCTCCGTCTTCTCCTCTTCCTCTTCCTCTTCCTCTTTGTTGTTCGGTGTTCGGGGTAGTGCGCGCGCAGCCCTGCGAGCACGCACGTAATCCCCGAACACCATTGTGTCTCTTTGTCTTCTCTTCTCCTCTTTTCTCTTCTCTTTTTGCCCAGCCTTTCTGTGTGTTGGAATGGCGGTGGTGTGTGATTCACCATGTGTCCGAGTGTTCGGTGGGCATGACTGCGATAGGTAGCCTGTCTCGTTCCCCCTCGTTTTTCTGGTAGTGGCGTGCTTTTCCTTTTCCTCCTCTGCCGTTGCCGCGTCTGCTGTTGCATTTGGCGCACAGCACTCTGCCGTTGTCTGGGTGGTTGGTTCCGCCTAGTGAGGCTGGGATTATGTGGTCTGCCTCGGCTGAGTTGGGTTTGCGTTGCCCGTTATTGTGGTATTGGAGTTTGGTTCCGCATGCTGGGCAGTGTGTGATGCCCATTGCTTGTGCTCTGGCGAGTACTTGTTTTCTGAATTGTTTATGTTCTTTGGTGCTTGTTCTGCTCACCGTTGTTCTCCTCTCTTCGCTTTTCTTTCTCTTTGTTTGTGTTAGGTGGTGGCGCGTCGCAGCGTCAGCGAGACGAGCGCCTCCACCGTCTAACACTACCCTCTCTGTTCTTTTTTCCTTTTCTCTTTCTTCTCTCCTCGTTTTTCTTTGTTTTGGAATGGCGGGTGCTGTGTAGTGCGCGCGCAGCTTTGCGAGCACGCACGTAACACAGCACACGCCTCGTGTATTGCGGGTTTGTTTATCTAATAGTGTGTGTGTTGTATGCCACCGCAATAGTGTGTGTTGCCCCCATCGCACTGTTCACTGTTAACAATCGTCATGTTCACCATTGAACACTAATTATGTTATAACACATGTTACCTAATTAGACACTGTCTAACAAAAATAGACACTGTCTAGGCGTGTTAGACAGTGTCTAATTCTAGTACTCTTTTAAGAGTATAGGTTGGGCCCAACACAGTGGCGAGCTCTTCGAAAACACCCGCGGCGTAACGCTCGCTTGCGTCGCTAGGGCTCCTCAGCGGCTACGCCGCGATCGTCTTCGACGATTCGTCTACTCGAGTGTAGCATACGGGACCAAAGTCACCGCAACAAACACTGCCAACAAAACAACCGTGACAGAGACTATTCGTTGCAATCATGCGAAACACACCGACACAAAACCTTGCTACAGGGGCAGAAAGTGTGACGACACGCACCAATATTGTAGTAACACAAACGGGTGTTTTTGTTCTAGAAAGCAAGTTGCTAGCAAACAACCCACATGCGTAGAAAGTAAACGGAAGGTGAACAAAGTAAACGGGAAGTTAACGGAAACTGTGAGACGTCAGAGTCATGGCGGCCGGCACCACACACCCCATCACACACCGCCCTTCTACAGCAGACACACTGAGGCCCCACCATCGTCATGGAGGGTGGGGCCTCGTCGTTCTCGGGCAGTCGGGTCAGTAGGGCCAGGTGAAGCGGTACAGCAGAGCGCGCGAGCCAGCATCCGCCTCATCGTCGTCGACGGGGACGATGGCGACCTCAAGTATCGCGTGAGCGAGATGAGCGTCCATAGCGAGACGAGTAAGACGAGCCCACATATCAGTGTCGCCCATCGGGTACTCGTAGGCGTCGTCCCATCCGTCGGGGACGTCCAGCGGCTCAATGGTGCCGACACCGCAGTCGTCGAAAACCCTGTACAGGCTCCAGGGTTCGCCGGTGCGAGGAGCGCGGATCCGGTAGATGGTGCCGAACTCGACGGTCTCGAGGGTCGGGTCCTCAGTGCGATAGATGGCGGGGTTCATTTTCTCTTTTCTCCCTGGCCGGTTGGGCTGTTCTGTTGGTGTAAGAATGCCCCCAGGGCCTTGTGCTAGCCAAGACCTTGGGGGAGTGTTCTCTGTCACATTGTGTGCAGGAGGGGTTGGGGTGGGTGGCTCAGTCGCCCAGCTCAGCCTCGACGCGGTTGGTCAGCCGCCGCAGAGCAACGTTAATTCGGCTCGCCTCCCCCCTCCCCCTCGAAGTTCCGAATGTCATCCACGGACTCGGTGATGAGGTCGTGTGTCAACTGGAGGGCGTCCGGGATGTACGGGTCGGCGGCGAAAGCACCCACCAGCGTACGGGCGTACTGGTATGCGACCTCCTCGTGGTCTTCGACGTAGCGGAGCATGAGAGTCATCATGGTCTCTGGCTCGAGGGCGGGTGAGATGCGCGGAGTAGTTGAGGTATCCATGCCCCTGCGGTGACACGGATGGGGCAGTAGTGCAAGTCCACGGGAGCTCCCAGAGTCTACTGAGACACAAGTCACACACGTTGGGTGTTGATGGCACCCCCGCCGCCCTTCTATAGTAGACACACCACGCCGACGAAGGCCGGCACACGAAGAGAGGGTGGACATAATGGGCAACACGCTAGACGAGGGGATGCTCGTCCGACACATGGACCTGCGCCGGGCCACGGACCCGTCAGACGACATGCCGGCCCGGCTCGCAATTATGATCGAGCACATGGACGGCACAAACTACATGGTAAGCGTCGCCGACAAAAGAGAGACGCCCGAATATTTGACGACACTGCTCGCCAATGTCGGGCGCGGCGCTAACCTGATGTTCCGCGCCCTCGACATTCTCCGTACTACCGGATACGTGGACGTGCGCCCCGTCGCACTATTGGGTAGGCAAATCGTCTTTGGCTTGGACCGTGTCACGCTTGAGCTTGAGGTCATTGAGCACAGTGACGGCGATATCGACTGCGGTATCAGTGTTGCCGGCGTGAATGTGGATAATGTTGAAGAGATTGGGGGTGTGCTGGAGGAGAGTGGTATTGACGTCATATGAGACGGTGTGATAGAGGTCAACAATGACATATCACCCCCCATCTCTGTAGGGCGGGCATCGTGTCCTCCGTTTCGTGATCGCACGGGATGGAGGGCACAACCGCATGCCCCCCCCCGTCCGTCCGCCCTTCACGGTGTTCCGGGGGTGGTGGGCTGACGACGTCGTGGACCAACACCTCGGAATTGTGACGTATGTCCCACCCAGGTGGGGTGGACAGGGCGAGCGTCGGGCGCCTAGAGTTAATGGCGTCGGGAGCAAGACAGCAGCCCGCAACACAGCCAAGACCATCACATGGAAAGAGGAAACATCATGACCATGAGGCATGCGGCACCGAAGCGCACCAACGCCGCCCCCCGCCGCCCTTTGAAGCGCAGCAGCGAAATCATCCTCGCCACCATCGTCTACCTTACGGCGTCGTGTTTCGCCATTGTCGGGACGCTCGGCGTCGCGGCGGCTATCTGGGTCCTATGGGGGACGCTGGGAGTGCGGTAGCCTTCCATGATTCTTACAACACAAACATTGAAGAAGGGAAGAGAGTGCATGATGTTTTATGACGCGCATTTCATCATTGACGTCACGAATTGGTCGCGGGGTATTTGGTCGGACGGCACAACGCAGATAATGGACGGGGAGGACATTCTCCTGTCCGATCGCCTTATCCCCGCCTACTTCCCCGATTTTCCGAACAACCGCCGTTCCGCCAGTGAGGGGCTGGCTTCCATGGTGGCCGTGGCGAGGATTTACGATCGCATTCTTACCCTGGCAGATGAGCACGGCCTCCATGTTGACGAGGATGAGTTTTCGGCTCTGGTAGTGTCGTCCGGCGGGGCGGCGATTGGCACCATGATGGTTGCTATGAGGCGAAGCGGCGTCGAGCTGGACGTGGACCCGCTCGTCGGGGAGGGCGTGTCGAAGAGGACCATCTGGGACCGTTTTGTGGATGATCTCACCCATGATCCTGTTATTGAGCGTTCCCGCACTCCCGTTGGTGATGCTATTGGGGTAAGGGTGGCGAGGCCGCTCACACATTCAACGCGGTTCCACATTTACGCGGCACCGATGGGCGAGATGACGTTCGTTTCCGGTGAGGCTGCGTTGACCGTGGACAATGTTGAGACTCTCCAGTGGGAGGCCAATATTGGTGTGATCCGCACTGAGGACGTTGCGGATCGGGTGCAGGAAATGTTCGACCGTCTTGTTGTGGGCGCCTCGGTCATGGATGGTCTTGCTTCGGCGGCGCACGCCTGTGGTATCACTCTTGCAATGGCGGGGGATTCTCTCATGGTCGCCTATTTCAATGGTGAGATTATTGGGCAGATTACTGTGGGCGCGGGTAGGAGCGGTGTCGAGCTTGCTCCTGGCAGCTTGGATTTTCCTGTCCGGTCGGACGCCGTGGAGGAGGCGTGGGGCTGGTTCTGTGATCGGATCCGGGAGATTCCTGACAGTAGGGTCGTCTGACACTGTTGCAATTTCAGGGGAAGAGAGGAAGAGAGTAGTGCTTTGGTTTGAATATGATGGCCTCAACGATGAGGGTGTGACCGATCCTGACGTTGAGATGGGGTTTATTCGGGAGAATATGCCGCCCGCCACTTCCTACCATCACGATAATGATGGTTTTATTGTCGCGATCTGGGATACTAAGGCTGGTGTTATTGAAACGTACATGTTTGATAATGGTAGGCCGACGGTCTGGTATTTCAGTCCGAAGAGCACGGCAGTGGATGCTTGGTGGCGGAAGATTTCTACCGTGGGTGAGAATACGGCCGTTGCGGCCAGGTGGATTTGCAAGCATGTCAAGCGTTGCGAGAGGAAAGAGGAGGGAGCCCGTCTGGTGAATGATTTCATTCTTTGTTTGGAGGAAATGCGGGACAGTGACAGGTGTTCGGCAGAATATGAGTGCGCCTTGTCTGACGCCAGGGACGCGTTGGCTGATCTGTGCGATCTGGTAGATGTGCCCGCGGAGGAGGTGATCGGCTCCGACATTTAACCCCCGCGCCCTTCAACAGTAAATAGTAGCATCCATCACATCATAGGGAAGAGAAAAGCATTACTATGGGTACAGTTTTTGGAACGGTTATCGCTCAGGCGGTCCGTGAGTGGAATGATGACGGGCGCCGTCATGAGTTCAACGTGCATGCGCCTGCCCGCAAGGTTTACGACGGCGGAATCGTCACTATCGGCAGCACTTGCCGTATTGTGGTCGCCGGTAACACGGTGCGGGCGAGATCTATTAAGCGGAAGGGCGTCGCGATTCCAGTGGAGAGCGTTGGTGAGTTCGTCCGCCGCGCTTTGGCTGTCGCGGCGAGCCGCGGGAAGGCGGCTGGCAATGAGTGACTCCAGTATCGACAAGGTGGTATTCGCTTATCTCGCCAGTTGCGTTGGCGATTTCGCCCAATGGCCCCAGTGTTCGATCACCGCTTTGCATGGCAATAATGAAGGTGGCCGTCTTTTCGGGGTTCTGTTCAAGGCGACGGCCAGGAATCCTGACGATAGGACTGTCTTCAGGATTGTTGTTACGAAAGATGATGAGTGGCGGGTTCGCGTCATTCAACTGTCGAACCATGTCCTCTTGGACGAGCGCAACGCTGACCGGGGCATGATTGTCAGTGCTGTGAATCGCTTCGAAGAGTTGGCTGGCATGGTGGAAAGGCGGGAGTCATGATTGACGGCGAGTTGCGCCCTGTCGTGACCCAATTCGTGGCAGAAATGCTCAATGACCCGTGCTGCGAGTCCATCCTATTGGATACGGGTGAGGATGCCATAGTGGACAGTGATCTGCCCGTCCTCTACTTGGACGTCACCGGGAAACGGTACGGGTGCACTCTCAATATTCTGGGGGTCGAGTATTCGGTGAGTGTTCGAGACGTCGACATGGACGAAACAATAACAACAGTGAAGGGGGACGGGGCGTGGGAGCTTCAGGAGCTGCTCGGCGAAATCGAGACAAAACTGTGGGAGGACAAATGATTAAGGTATTCGACTGGGAGTTCCTGAAGTATGTTACTGAGGCGTGCAAGAATTACGCCAGCAAGGGTGGGAATGATTCGTTCGGCCTGGAAGTAAGCGCCTGGAATAACAGCATCCACATTGTCGTCGCATCGCTGGGGCACCGGTTTATTTTCGAAGCGGATACTGTTCGCGGTTACAAGGCGGCGATTTTCGAGCAGACGAACCATTACTGGGGCCCTATGTTTGATGTCGGCTACACGTTCGACGGCGATGAGATTCTTGAAGCTTTCAATAGTTTTCTCGCTCATGTGGAGGAGGAGAACAATTGAGTGTTGAGAGGATTACGGATTACGGGTTCGCGTCCCCGGATGGGGGCGTGCATTATGATTGGTTCGCTGACAGGATCATTGACTATTTGCAGTCCAGGTCGCCGGAGACGCCTCCCCGGTTTTTGTGGACGACTTTCTTGACGATGGTGTCTGCCCCGTTGTCTGCGAGGACTCACCTGTCTGCGAACGCGCAGAATGTGGTGCCGTTGACCTTGTACTCGCATTGTCTGGGTGCTTCTACTTTGTCGAGGAAGACGACGGCTCAGTCTTTGGTGCGTAGTTTTTTCGACGACTGTGTGGGCGCGTTCAGGTGGGATTCGTCAACGCCTTTGGCGGCTGTGCAGGAGGTGGATTCAGCACTCCACATGCTGCATCGTCGCCTGGAATCCCTGGAAAAGAGAAGTGGGCGTATTGATATTGACGAGTACCGGACGGAGCGGGACGATATCAATAATCGTATCGTCGAGTTCGAGGCCGATCGTAAAGATTTGCTGAACAGTATCGGTAATAGTCCGTGCGAGCGGTCTCTTATGGCGAATGTTTTGTTCGGGTCGAATGTGACGGCTGAAGGTTTGAATCTTCGGATGGCGCAGCGGCCTGGCGGGGCGTCTGTTATGTTTGTAGACGAACTGCAGAACATGTATTCTGCGTCACAGGGTGAGGGTTATCGTAGCGGGCTCATCGGATTCTTGACCGACGTCTACTCGGGTAAAACTGTTGAGTCCGTGCGTGTCGGTGACGACGGTGTGAGGCGTGCGGATAGCGAGAGGGTTCCTCATTCTCTTGCTTTCTGCGGTACCGGTATTCTCGGCGACGTAGTCGATAACATGTCTCAGTCTTTGTTCGAGACAGGGTGGGGTCCGCGCATTCTTTTCGCGTTGGACGAGGAGGATCGCCGGTCTGACCCGTCGTCTTTCGTGTGGGTCACTGATAACGACCGGAACGCGCATGGTAGTGATGGTTTTGTTGAGCGTGCTTCCGAGCGCATTTCAACAATGTTGGGTATGATGCAACATGAATTCCGTGGTACTGTCACTTGTGCCACTGAGTTTTGGCCTGTCAATACGCCAATGGTTATGACCGTGACCGAGTCTGCCCGGAATGTTTGGGTGGAGACAATGCGAGCTTGGGGTAGGGAGGCGGCCCGCGAGTCGCCTTTCCAGCGTGCAGTGCAGGCGGTCATTGACCGTATGGGGAATCATATTATGCGTGTTGCCGCTATTCTGTCTCTTTTCGAGCAGCAGATGAGCGTGTCATCGTCCGCGGTGAGGAAAGCTTTCAGCCTGGCCGCTGATTTCTGGCTTCCTGACGCGTTGAAAATGATCGACTATGTTTTCGTTCCGGATTTGACGCGTATGGTGGATGATTTCAGTAGTAATCCGCCGACTGAGACGCGCCTTTATCAGGTGCTGGAAGCGAAGAATCTGTCTCCGCGGAGCGTGGAGGAGTATCGGCAGTATATTCTTCGTCGGGGCGTGAAGTTTAGGACGGAAGGTGCGATTGTGGATAATGATCTCGTGGAGGCGATTCTGCGGGATCAGATAGCGGAACCGTCGTACAGTGAGTGATGTTTTCGGGGTGCGTTTCCCTGTGATGGTAGCGGGCAGTGTTCGCTCCATCACGGGGTGGCGTGCCACTAGCGTTAATCTTAACGATTTTGCATCCTTGTGTGAGGCGCCCTCGAAATGCGAGAAATATGATGCTCCAGCGTTTTTTGCTGGCATTCTTTCGGGGGGGAGGCGGCAGAAGAGAAATTTTGTGTCCCGGTCGGCTATTGTTTTGGACGCGGACCACGGGTCGCGGGAAGATTTTGTCGGGGATCGTATGCAGGTGGCGAATCTTGCCGGGATTGTGTGGGAGACGGCGTCGTCATCTTTCCCGTCCCCGCGTTTCCGTGTTGTCCTGCCGTGCACTCGCAGCATGACCGCGGGGGAGTGTGAGGCGATCGGCCGGACGTGTTTTAGTGTGTTGGGGCCCGTGGCCCAGTGGGACGGGTCGTGTGCTGAGGCGTCCCGAGCTTTCTTCCTGCCGTCGCATCGTCTTGGGTTGAGGGTGCGTCATTGGCTCGTTGACGGTGCCCGTTTGAATGTTGATAAATGGTTGGAGAATATCGGGTATGAGGAGAGGAATGATGATGTTTCTTTGTCTTCTGTGCCCGATGGCGGCTATGGTGGGGTGATTGGGGAATTCAATTCAAAGTACGGGTTTAATGATCTTGTCAGTTTGTTTGGTTGGCCGTATGAGTCGGTGGGTCGGCGTTGGCGGTATACGCGTGGCGGTGACACGGCCCCGGGTGTGACGATGCTGGACAGCGGTCTGGTCTACTCGCATCATGCGGATGATCCGCTCGCAGACGGCCGGGCGCACACGGGGTTCGATTGCATGCGGTTGCTGGAGTGCGGTGGCGATGTGAGTGCGGCCGTGGGTAGGGCGCTGTCTCTCCTCCAACTGGAGATGTGAGCCAGATCATGCTTCTGTGGGGTGACGAGGGCGTGCACGGTCTGCCTATACTAGAGCCGTCACCGAGAGACGGTGACAGTACAGAGAGAAGAGGAAATCATGGACATCACCACTCGCCGCAGCACCCGGAACGACGTCGTCGAGTTCGGCATCATCCCCACGCTCGACAATGCGGACGACTATGACGTTGCCGCCATCGCCGATGACGTGATCGGACAATACTTCTCCGCCACCGGCACCCCCTACTATGTGGTGGACGTTGACGAAGACGCCTACTGGGACGCCGTGAAGCGTCACGCCATCACCCACTGACCACACACGACGAACCCCGCCCCACCGAGCAATGGGGTGGGGTTCGTTGTATAGAAAAGAGGAAAAACAAGTGACCCTACTGGTGTTCACGCTCACCGTTTGTCTGCTAGTGATTGTTTGGACGAATTTCAATGATTGACATTAAGCCTACTGGGGCGCAGGAAAGAGAAATCAACCGTACCGTCACCGCGATTCGAGACGGCGGTGGTGCCTTGCTGGCGTGGGAACCGGGATGCGGCAAAACATACGGCGCCATCTGGGTCACACAGAAACTTAACGCGGCCAGGCGAGTCATTGTTGTGTGTCCGAAGCGCGTCATTCCGTCATGGCAGGCCAGCGTCAAAATCATCACCGGCCGGGAAGCGAGAGTACTGTCTCGTACCACTAAGGCGGGGCGCGCCAACATTGAGGACATGTTGAACGGCGAGGAAGGTTGGTGGGTCATTAATTTCGAGCTATTGGTTTCCCTGGGAAAGGCGGTGGACGTGGGGAAGTGGCCGTCCGTTTCTTTCTCAAAGAAATCGTTCGACATGGTGGTCGTGGATGAGGTGCACCGTATCGCGAATCACCGTACTCAGTCTTTCCGGGCCGTGAAAGCATTGAAATCAAAGTATCGTCTTGGTTTGTCGGGCACGCCTGCCGGCAATAAACCTGTCAATATTTACGGGGTACTCAAATTCCTGAACCCGGATAGTGTCGATCGTAGTTTCTACCGGTTTGCTGATGAGTTTTTTGTCTCTCGGTTCAATCCGTTTGCGGCGTCCCCATATGCCAGGATTTATGGTGGCGAAAGGTACTCAGGTGCTCTCCGTGATTCTGTGGGTGACAATTGGTCTGCGATGCGGGGGAATGAGGTTTTCGGTGATCTACCCCCCGTAAATGTTCAACGCGTCGTCTGCGGGATGAGGCGCGAACAGAAGAGAATGTATTGGGAGTTTGTGGATCATCGGTTGGCGGTTATGGATGGTGGCGCCAGTGTAGCCTCGTCCGCCGCCGTTCTAGACGGGAGACTCAGGCAGATCACTCTAGGACCGCTGAGGATCGTGGGTGACAGTGTGGAGTTCGAGGAGAGAGAATCCTCGAAGATCGACGCCACTCTTGATATTCTGTCCGATCTACCCCCGGACGAGAAAGTTATTCTGTGGTGTCACTCGCGTAAATTCATGACGCCATTGCGGAAACGACTGGCTGACGCCGGCTACCGAAGTGTTGAATTGTCCAGTGACTACAGGGATGAGTGGCGACAGTTTTTGGGGCCCGATGGGCCGAGGATTCTCTGTGCTGTCGTTGCGGCCGCCGCTGAAGGGATCGACGGTCTGCAGAATGTTTGCAACACTGAGATTTGGTTGAGTGAGGATAATAGTGTGATTTTGAATTTGCAGGCGTCTGCTCGTTTGAATCGTAAGGGGCAGACAAAACGAGTGAATCGTTTTCTTTTGCAGTGTGAGGGTACTGTTGACGTGACGGCTGTGGAGCCCAGGCTGGCTGCGGGGTATGAGCGTCTGCGTGAGAGCGGCCTCATATGAGATGTGATAGGCGCCACGCTCACGTGGGTTGCGTACACCACCGCCACACACATAAAGTAGATGCCATGAAGACAGGAACACACGGCGGCTCGAACATTCACCTAGTGCGACGCCGCATGACAGGCACTATCAGAAACATTCTCGTATCCGACGACAGCGAACTGGTCGACAGGAATTTCCTGATCGTCGCCCCAGTGAGCGACGGACACTCGGACGTCAATGTCATTCACGTCACCGTGGATAACGTTAGCATTGTGCGAGGCATGGCCATCAATAACAATCTCGACATTTACGAGCTCATTGCGACGGAGGAATAGAAAATATTATGCGCATCACACAGGCCACCACGATTGACGAGATCGCCGGTCGCACCATTATTCTGAAATGGCCCACTAAATTCGGCGTCAAGACAATGCAACTGCACGTACCCAACATTCGATCGGAGAACATTTGGCGGATTCAGTGCTATGCGGCCGTCATTTCTACAGCAATCGAGGAGCGTGCCGGCCTCACAGCAACCATCGTCGAATAACACACCACCAATCAACACTACAGGGAAGAGAGAGTAAAAATACTAATGGGCGTCTACCTAGTATGGGAATCGCAGCAGAAAGGCGACTACCGGGTCTATTCGAATCTTGAGCAAGCCGCAATGCGGGCAGAAGAGCTCGGCGGCACGGTCTACGAAATCATGCCGGCCGGCGACGCGAGACTATTCTTCATTGAAGATATTGCGAGCGGAGACATTGAAGTTCACCGCGACGTCAGGCTCGCCGCTATCGCTGCAATTCAGGAAGGGGAGAAATTTGAATTTGAGCCCGGCCGCCGCAACAGCGGTCAGTAATGTTTTCGCCCCAACCGAACGCGACAAACAAACACGCATCGGCGTAAGTGAAATCGGGGACGATTGCGAGCGATGCATTGCCGATAAGCTTCTCGGAATCCCGCACGACACGGAGGATACGGGCACGCCACTGGCACCGTTTCTCGGCACCGCATTTCATGCTTTCGCGGAATCACGCACAAAAAACGAACCGAACGTTCTAGTGGAGCAGAGAGTAGAGGTATACGATCTTGAAGACTATGGGCGTATTTCTGGGAGCGTGGATCGTTTCGATATTGCGGCGGCGACGGTCCTAGACTGGAAGCTGCTCTCACGGAAAAAGATTTCCGCATTCCGGAAGAGCATTAAATGGGACAATGATCTACCACGATTCGCTGATACGGCGGCAGGAAGCCAATTTCGTAAATACTACATTCAGATCATGCTCTACGGGTACGGTCTCACGCAGCTCGGACACGAGGTGGCTCACTGTTCCATCGTCGCCCTTCCTAGGGACTGCAGTGTAGAGGTGGTGCCGGACAGTATTTGTGAGTTCTCTTTCCCGTGGCGGCAGGACGTTGCGCTCGCAGCCATAGAAAGACTCCAAAACATTTGGGAGAGAGCAAGGTCGCATGATGGTAGGGTTGACAGTCTTCAGTCGTCTTCTCTATGTTGGTACTGCTCACATGAGCGCCACACAGAAGCATTCAAAAACTACAATGTCAACGGTTAGGAGGTGAAACATATCATGACTTTCGAGGACACTCTCGCCCGTCTCGGAATGACGGTCGTGAACCCGGAACAGAATAATCATTTCAACATGCTTATTCATGGTGTGAGTGGTGTCGGCAAAACATCGCTCGCAGCCACAGCATCACAGGTGGACGACATGTCGCCCGTCCTGTACGTTGATTTCGAATCCGGCACCCTCCCAGTACGGGATTGGGGGAACCCTGCAAACATTACTGTCGTGCATTGCGACAAATGGCTTGATTGCGCCAATCTCTGCGACAATATTGCACGCAATCTCGCAGAATTCCCCTACAGAACCGTAGTGTTCGACACGCTGGACAAGTGCCAGGAACTCATCCTGTCTCACTATGAGGCTGTGTCGAATGATACTTGGACGAAATGGCGGGCAGTATACGATTCCCTGCTGAAGGTGATCAGCGTATTCCTGAATGCCCCCGACATTTCATTCATTGCTATCACGCACTCCGCACGCGAGAGCAGTGAGGTCACTGGGGAGGTTTTCATCGCCCCATCCTTCGAGGGACAGAAGTCCGGACAGCGCATCCCCGCCCTGTTCAATTTTGTCGGCTACATGGAATGGGCGAACGTAGACAATGGGGACGGCGAAGAAATCACCGTGCCAGTACTATACACTCGCAAACCCAACGTCGTGACAAAACAACAGTCGCGCGGGTTCCCCCCAGCAATGGGGAACCCCAGCATGACCAAGATTCACAATTACATCACTAACCACTAACCAAAACACAGGAAGAGAGAAAACAATTATGGCTAAGATCACTGTTACCGCTGACCGTGGTGTCTCCGCTGAGACTCTCGCCGTCGCCGCTGACGCGATCAGGGAAGCACTCCGCAGCAAGCCCACTGACGGCGCGAACTGACCACCGCAATTCTTTACCACCGACTTATAGGAGAACAATAATTATGGCAACTGGCTTCAACTTCGGAACCGACCTCTCATCACTGGAAGTCGCCACCGGCGGCGGCAATTTCGAGCCGCCCAAGCCCGGAAAGCACTCCGCGTTCATCACCAAGGCCGAAATGACCACCTCCAAGAGCGGCAGGCCAATGCTTGTCACCGATTGGATGATCGACGGCGACGACGAGGATGCCGGAAAGGCCCTCACCGACCGCACTGTTTTCACTATCAACAAGAATGGGAAGACTTTCATTCACTTCAACATTCCGAAGTATTTCAGTGCCGCCGGTCTCTGGCCGGCCGACGCCAGGGAGAGGGCCGACCTTCTCTCACCCCAGAAGATTGACACTACCGTGAAGCGCGTGTGCGAGAATCTGGAGGGCGCTCACGCAACATTGGTGACACGAATGAGTAAGCCGCGTCCTCGTTTGGACGATTATGGTCGCCCCGCATACGAGCAAGACGAGAACGGAGTCACGGTCCTCGGTGAGGACGGCGCGCCGAAGCCCGCTTTCTGGCCTCCAAGGGCTGAGATTTCTTCCATTGATTTCGAGGCCAAAAAGGATACTTCTAACTCATGGTCAGTAGTTTTCTGACACACCCGGTCGCATGATTTGAATAGCGGGGGCAACGATCATGTTGCCCCCGCTATTCAACCCAATGGAGAAGAGAGAGAAACACGCAAATGACGCAAGTGACGCAACCATCATACAAACTGTACAGGCTAGCCGCTAACAGGCTGGACAGGCTTCAAACAAGTGTCCCCAGCGGGGAATTTCTTTTCCCCTCCGTGGATGCCGCCCTGGAATGGTGCTTCACCTATTTGGAGATTCCCGAGGACAAGAAATGGCGTTTCGTGCGCCCTGACATTACCAAGCCAATCGCCCCATGCAACCTTGACGTAGCACTAGATCACACGCCGGACATGCCGTATTTGCGCTACCATCGCAAGGCAAATGAGACACTCATGCCAAGCCGTTCCTACAACGATATTCGCCTCAATATTTGGGTGTGGCGAGAGGAGAACGGTGTAGATAATTTTGAGTTCGACGGCATGACGTCGGCTATCGAGTGGTGCTATAACGAATTCAACCCATCGGTTGTATTCGAATGGAAGTTCGCGACTGAAAACGGAGTATTTCGCCCCGGTGAAATCTCTATCATGCGCACCAAGACAAGAAAGAAAGGTCGCAACCGCCGCATTCTCCACCCTGTCAAGCCAGTGAACAAAAACTTGACTGGGGAAGAGCCGGAAATGGTGGGACGCCGTTTCCGGCAGTGGGAGGTTACGTCCCCCGAGTACAGGTTCATGAGCGATCACCATAAGTATTTTCATATGCGTTGTGTGAATTGCGGGGAAGAGAAGTGGATTCGTGTCTCGCGCTTCAGCGGCGGCGAACCCGTGAATTGCCCATGCACTAGCTCATCGCTGCGCATGTACAAGGAACTACCGAAATGGCTCACACCTTCACTCATGCGACGCATCTACGACTTAAAAAGATACATTCCGAAGGAAGATTTCCATTTCGATTCCCCACAGGATTGTGCAATATGGTGCTATAAGAATCTACCTTTCCCGGACGACCCGGATACGCCGTGGACTTTGAAGAAAGGTCGAGGTAAACCAATGACTCCAGACACGCTGTGGCTCAAGGTGGACGGAGTGCGTTCGGACATGGTAAAAAGTATTGCTACCGTGAACAAGTCGCGGCGAGGCTTGCGGAAGAATAAGGGGGGAGAAAAGGCATGATGCAACGGGTGATGGCCGTTGATCCCGGCAAATCAACAGGAATCGTCGTCGGAGACTTCCACGACGACCACGAATTCTCAATCATTCATGTTCAACAATTCAAGTATGAGCATTGGACCGCCAGTGCATACGACATTCTGGCCACACGAAACGAATTCGCCCCAGACATTGTCGTGTGCGAGCAATTCGATCTTCGACCGGGCAACAATTTTCTCGCAGACCTCACCCCAGTAAAAATCAACTCCGTGCTGGAATGGGAGATCGGGGATATCGTATGGCAGACTCCCGCAATGGCGAAAACAACCATGCCCGACCATGTTTTGAAGTCTCTTGGTTTTTGGCCCACTGGAGCCGACGTGAGCCAGCCCGATGCGGACGACGTGCGTGATGCGGGGCGTCATCTCTTCCTGTGGGCAGTCACTAAACGCCACGACGAGGATGTGATCGCCCGCATCGTCGGGAGCGACATGGAACGGAGGTGAATGTTTCACGTGAAACATGCCCCCGTGTTTCACGTGAAACATTACTGCCCCCTATCGCATGTTCGGTAGGGGGCAGTAATGTTCTGTGGAAGGCGGAGGTCAGGCTACCTTGTCCTCAGCGGCCTCACCCTCACCGGCGGCGTGACGGCCAGCGGCCGCGCCCGGGCGAGTGTGATACGTAGCCAGCGCCAGAGTCAGAGCACCGACAATCTGGGTAACAGCGTCAGCATACTGAGACGCCTGATCCGCAGAAATAACATTGAAAGCCGCAAAAACACCGAGAACAGCGGTGAGGAGGGCGTAAAGGGCCTTGCGGACCTCAGGAGTAAACATGTTTATGAATCACCTCATAGATTCCGGAATTTGAGGCTCAGTAGGGATTGAGTCCTCTTTATCAGATGGTATCAGAATTTTCAGAGACCTGCCCCAATCGATAACAGTATGTGCGAAAGAGACGGCCTCCCACCATTTCACTTCAGCCCGACGGCGACCATCTTCCGCCATATCCGCCGCCCTTTCGGCCGCCGCAAGACTCCCCTCCAGGGCGCTCACCCTCTCAGAAAGAGACCTGACAGTAATGTCCAAGATTGAGATCTGTTCCTGGTCACGCGCATTCTTGCGACCCATCACATTTGAGAATATTGTGCCAGCGAGCGCGACCAAGGCGACTAGGGTGGCATCGGAGAGGACGTCGTGCATAACAGGGACCGTCATATATCTAATGTCCTCTTTGTCGTGATTGTTTTTACAGGGTTGCCAACACGTATTATATAACATTCCTGCCTAACAACGATGATTGTTAGGCAGGAATGTTATGTTTTGGTTATTTTCTGTGGAAACCAGGATAGTAGCCGATAGTCCGCATGAACCGGACGGTGCGTACGGTGGCCCAAAGAATAATCGCACCAACACACCACAGAGAATCGCGAGTCACGCTTACGGTGCCCTTGGCGAAGTCATTATACACCATGAACGCCGTGTTTGCTGTCACCATGACGGCCGCAAAAATTGCGGCAACATAAAGCGACTTAGTCACCCTAATTTTCACTTTCATTAGATGGATTGTATACTACCGCCCTCACGTCGACTCCTAAAGCAGCTAAGGGAAGAATGCAGGAAACGTGAGGGCGATAGTATTCTCTTGTTGCACCGTCGGAACGCGTAGGAAAATATTTGTGTATTAACCAATAAGCGGTACGTAGGGAAGTATAGCACACATATAAAACACGATCCCCGAGAATAGTCAATCACCGACTATTCTCGGGGATCGTGATCACCCCTACGGCACCGGGGGGTTACGAGGGGGGAAGAGAGTGAAGCCCCTCGTACGTTGCCTCCATCATGGCACGACGCCCACTATAATGCCAACCAAACAAGCCATGATGGAACACCAACATGTCGCGTCAGGAATTCTGCTCCGGGGCAGGAGACTCCGGATCCGGAACGGGAGACTCCGCGACACCATCATGCGCCTGCAAAGACGACGGCGTCGACACCGCCTTACGAATCTCATTCACAGCACCATAAATCGCACCCGCCTCACGAACATTCTCCTGACCCGGAGTCACAGAATGCAGAATCTGATCCACAGACGCGTGAATAGACTTAACCTCCTCATAGGTCGCCTTAGCGTACCAATTCATGTCGCCCGCGAAATGATCCCCAGCCTTTCCACTACGGAAAAGATCGCGAATCTCCCTGAGCAGATCAACACCCTCACTCATATCCCAAAATTCCTCTCCGGCGCCCCCGGACGGACGACCATAATCATACCAAGACTTGCAACGATTACTGAAAAGAATCCCATAAGACTCATACGCGTCATACGGATTCCCTGAATTATAACGCGACCCAACACGCTTCAACGCTTCATAACTATCGCCCTCAGCGTTAATAAGATCACGAAGAATACGGCAGCCGACCTCAGCCGACTTCTCCGGCATCCACCACTCACGATCCGGATCATCAAAGAAATAACCCGGATACGTAATCTGCAACGGCCCCACGCCATTCGAGTTTTCACCGTTCTGAATTGCCGCAAAGAACTCGCGGAAATTCTCCTCGGTTACTTCCTCGCCGTGCGGGCCGGCACCGCCGGCGTCGTGCCCGTAAATGTTTGCGCCACGTTCGCCGGTTTCCATCCACAGGCACGCCAGGGCGGCCCACCACGGGCAATTCTCTACATCGGCGGCCCTGAGAACGGCCTCTTGAATTGAAGAAAGGCGGTACGATCCGGCAGACTCGTGCCCGTTATCAGCATCGGTCCGCTTTCCGAAACGGATGCACGTGGACCACGAGGCCGCGACAGTCATCGGGTGACTACTGTACCGGACTATGTGAGTTTCATGGCCGGTCTGGTCCCCCATCTGCCCTTCCGCGATTTCACCACTCTCATTGATCCACGCCTCAGCGAGGAGCGGGTCGCCCGCATTGAATGAACCATCGTTTTCGCGCACGCACATTGCGACATGGCCACCGTCCCCGGTAGTTTTCAGGACCAGGTCGCCGACCTGGAATCCTCCCGACGGCGTGGACCCATACCAGGTGTCCCCAATATCCATGAAACCGCGATTCGCGGCCAAGGAATTTAGGGTTTCAGTCCATGTCTCGCCGGTCCGCGGGAACATGATCGGGTCATCCCAGCCGGTTCCCCAGACGTTATGGAATGCAATATTGTAGGCGCCGGCTACGCCGCTACTGCAATCCATGTCACCGGGGCCCGTTTTCCAGCCGGCATCATTGCTATTCCAGTAGCAGGTCCAACGGTTATCCTGGGCGTAACCAGTTCCCCCGTAGTCGCCTGTGGTGCACCAATATTTCATTTCCGACGCAGCATATTCTGTGACGGAATCTGCCAATTTTGCACCGCCTTTCATAAAGGTTTTCGGTAGTCATAATTTTATCATGAGCGCCTGGAGGTGCCTTTAGCATATATAGGTACGTGCGCGCGCGTATACCACATGCGCCCAGTGTCTGTCAATACTCTACACAACATTGATTGTGTGGGATAGGTCACCGCTCGTGAGGGTTGACCCACAGCGCGCGAGAGAACACGATTAAGACATTGGCAGGGAGGACAAGCCACCCAGCCAAGATAGAGAGGACAAGACAATGACCACCACCACCGAGAACATCACCACCGACACCGGCATCGCCTACGCCGTCGGCACTGCCGCCAACGCGTGGGGCGACACGGACTACTGGGTGGACGAGACCGGCGAGACCATCGGCCTCATGCGAGGCACCACCCACGGCGGGCAGGCGCTCGGACTCCACGTGTGCGACGACGTCGTCTCCTGGGGACTCTGGCAGTACGATGCTGACGGAGTCATTCTCGTCCACGATGGCCTTTCTGCTCTGACCGATGAGACCATCGCCTACCTGGCCGATTGGTGGCTGGAGCACTGACACACACATAACGGTGGGTGCCCCGTCACGGGCGAGGGGCCACCCACCACCCACCATCATCACACACACTAGAAGAAAGAGTTATCATGGTACGCCGTCGCACCGGATATGGATCATGCAAGACCACAGGAGGAGCCGTATTCACCAACCTGAAAGGCACCAAGATTCACTTCCCCGCAAAGGGATACGAGAAAGGCGAGAACGAGTTCCGGGGTATCCCTGTTGAGAGAGTGACTGCTGTCGCAATTCTCACGGGGGCCGACCTCGTACAGGCCATTCCCGTTCAGCGGCCCGCCCTCATCGGAAACATCCGCAACGTTTTCATCCCCGAATGCGCACACGATCACTTCCTCGTGATCTGCACCGAAGAAAATGTCTACCGAGTTTTCGATATCAGCGAGGAGGAGCTCGGGAACGCGCGCAACTTGATCAATGATCTGCGCGGGCTTCTCGGCGACGAGATCGAGTGGGTCAAATCATGAAATACCCAGCAATCCGCCGTATGGACGGACGTGAAGACGAGGTTCGTCGCAAGACGATCGAGTTTCAGGAGCACAAGAGGAATCGAGCGAAGAGAATCAAGAGCACACGTCACACTAAGCGCACGAATTTCAATTACAGTGACGGTTGGACTAACCATCTCATGGCAGAACTGAACGGAAAGTGAGAAACAACTATTATGTCTACTTTTTCGAGTGCCCCGTCGGCACCTACTCCTGCACCGCCTCCGCCCGCAGATAGCGCACCTACTCCTGCACCGCCTCCGCCGCCTCGGCCTGCCCCGGCGCCCCCCGCACTGTCTGTACCGCTCAGTGTGATGGCGCCCCCGCGTCCCACGAATCGTTTCATGGCGTGGCTTCGTAGGCCGAGGTCCACGGGTGAAGGTATGGCAATGGGTGCAGTCGCCCTCATCGTTGGAGTTATCGGACTGTCATTGGCGTGGCGTGCTTTTTGGTGGCTCCAAGTATTCTTCGCCTACTTCGCCACGGTTGGCACTCTCGGCAACTGAAAATGACGTGAACGACCATGGACATGATGTTTTTGAAGACGGTTTGGCTGTACTTGCCGGACGGTAGTAAAGAGAGAATCATATCGCAAACCGGCGACAGTAGAGGGGTTGGTTTCGCTTCTATTAGCAGTGATGCAGAACGAAGACACTATTTCAAGTACAGCGACTATTCGATCACACAGACAGAGAAAGGGGATTATGTTGTGTCACCTGTAGATGATGAGTGCGAGAAGATTTTCTACCCGAGCGGCGAGTACGAGTATGTTTTGAAGGTGGTGCCGCATGATGGGTTCTGGGAGGCGCATATCCGCAATCTTGCTAATAAACGACGAGTAGCATGCTGGAGTCGTCATCGCGTCTTTTTGGAGCATAAGCGCGATGGCTGGTATTGGCAGCAAACCGGCCCCTATTGGGCTTACGCCGACTACGAGGTGAAATTCGCAGGTAGACCAATTCGTCTCCATGTCTCCGACGGTCATGAAGCGCCCATCAAGAGGACGCATAGGTATTTTAGTGGCGAATGGTGTATATGGTACGAGACTGAAGAGGGCGGAGAAGGGTTCTTGTCTTTCGATGAGCAGTGCTATGAGTTGACTCTCCGCGACAACGTTATCTATATCACAAAGAAGTGCGATGACATTTTCTGTGTCACGGAGAAGAATGGCGGGCGCGTCGAGAATAATGTACATGAGAACGAGATAACTCACCCATCACACTATACGGCCCTCGATCCCGAGCCCATTACTTTCATTCGCGACAAAGACTATTTGACTGGCAGTGCCCTGAAGTATATTTTCAGGGCTGGCCATAAGAATGGTGCCGACGAGAATGTTGACATGGGAAAGGCGGCGTGGTATCTGCGTGAACTCGTCGCCGAGCGGGGAGGCCAGACGGTGATCGCGATTCTGCGAAATGCCTACTGGGACACTATCAACAGACAGCTCGCCCCAGAGGATCGCGCCGGGGAAATTCGAGACCGGCTCACAGACTTCACGTCCGCCATTTTACACGACCGCCTCAGCGGCTATATTCCAGAAGAGAAGTGACCATTATGGAAAATATTGTCAACATTGCTTTAGTTGATTTGGTGAAATGTGGTGAGCGGTGGGTGGCGACTGCATTCATGCATGCCATTGACTGTGAATTCAGTATTCAAAGCAATTCTACCAATCCGTCCGCCACGATCCATGAGCTTATGCACACCGTGCAACTTGTTCAGGGAGTAACGCTTGCCTTGCGTTCGTGGCAGGAAGGGAGAATCACTTTCACTAGGTGCACATATTGGCGCGAGAAAGGCAGATATGTGCTCACTTATGACGACTCATCAGACGACAATGCGTACGTCTGCGCGATCATAGTTTCGGAGCACAGTGAAGACGCGATGGAAATCATGCCAGGAGGGAAGGCCGCCCTTGCTCTTGAAGCCGAATCAATTCTACGTGATAAAGGTTACACGGTCCATGTGATCAAGGAAAACGAAGACGAGGGACTACCGCAATGGCTACGCTGAGTGATTTTACTCTCCGACGCAGAATCGATTGGGGCGAACTCATCTCCGACTGGCAGAAGCCGTTGTCTATTCAGCCAGCGTCAGTAGAGGTGCGGTTGGACGAGAACATCGTCGCCTATCGTCATGGAGACGAGAATGTCACCATCGGTAAGAATGGTTATGAGCTGTTGCCGGGTGAGTTTATTCTCGCATCCACGCAGGAGAAAGTCAGCGTGCCAGCCGACCTAGTGGCCAGAGTCGAAGGCAAGTCATCGTGGGCGCGCCGCGGAATTCTCGTCCACGTGTCCGCGGGATACATTGATCCGGGATTCCAGGGAAACGTGACCTTGGAAATCGCTAACCTGCACTCCACTAAATCTGCCATTCTTCACCCTGGGGACAGGATCGCGCAGATCGCTTTCGAGGACCTGGACAGGCCAGCCAGTGCACCATACGGCACCAACGGTCTCGGCTCGCATTATCAGGGGCAGATCGGTGTCACACCATCGGCCATGGAGGTAGAGTAATGAGCAAGATTGATCGCCGGGAAATCGCGTTGACGATTGCTGGAGAATTGCGTGATATCACGCCACCTCCTCGCATTTCTGACCACACGGGAGTCACTGCCATTGAGTGCTCGCCGGGGAAAATCGAGGTCACTGATAATGGTGTTTTCGTGAAGACGAGGCGTGGAGTGTCAACAGGATGGACTCACAGAGAATCCGATGGTCCCCAGCATTCTGCAGTGCGCTGTAGCATACTTTTGCGGAGCGTCTCATGACAGCGAATAACCCAATGCTGAAGATCGAGCACGAGATTAGTCTCACACAGTTATGGCTTCCGAAGCCCGACATGTGCGACATTGACGAAACGCACATGGTCGCCCGTCTGAAGTGGCGCTACCAATATAAGGGCGCTGGAATTGACGTCACCGTAGAAAACGACGATGGCGGCACTGTCAGTAAATGGGTTATCTGGGGCCGGCCGCTGAGCATTGTGGGCGTTTACCATGAAACAAGCGGCGAGAGCACATGCAATCTTGCACGCCATCTAGCGCGACAATGGACTACCGTAGAGTGTGACGCAATCGCTGCCCGTCAATTCCGAGAGATCAACAGCACGATTCATTCGATTCTGAACTCACCGTCGATCACCGCTCAGGACGATGCGCGCTCCGATCTCATGGGCGTATTGGACGATATTGCTCGCGAGCACGGAGGAGACTACCAACGCCTGGGACTATAGTCTCCCGTTTTGGGCATGAAAACATTCCCCCTCACCACGATTTGTGCGGTGAGGGGGAATGTTTCACGTGAAACACTCAGGCGCCAGGTTGCGGAGACGGAGCCGCTTTCGCTTCCAACTCGGCAACACGCTCAGCCAGACCGAGGTAGCCGCCATGCCAGGCGATCACACGTTCCATGATCCAATCAGACGGAGGATTCTGATAGGGGTTCTTCTCAGGAACCCACTGGCCGCCCTCACCCTGCACCAGCTCACCGTCGGTCACATACAAATGCGAAACACCAAATGATGCGGCACGATCGATTACCTGCCGGAAATTCTCTTTCGTAACCCCATGAATGACATGCCACCACTTGGTGGAAGGCTGTGCCCGCATCACATCATTCGCAATCGGATTATTAGGGTCATCCGTCAAATACTTGGCGGCAGTATCCTCGAAGCTCATGCACACGTCGAAATCGAGCGCGCACACGGCCTCGGTAATATTGCTGCCAGGGTTTATGGCGATTGTGAAATTCTTCCCGTAGGCGCGTCGAATTTCGCCGATGAGGTCGCCATACCAGCCGACTCGTCCCGCCTGGGCGCCCCAGCCGTTGATTACCTCGTCCAAGAATACGCCCTGGAAAAGACCATCGTACTGGGAGCGAAGGTTGGCGCACAGCTGCATAATGTATTCGCGCGTAAACTTGTCCGGGTCCGGCACACCATTCCTGGCAGCATCATCCTTGGCGAGTGACGCTACACCGTAGCGGGTAGGAATGTACCAAAGAATTCTCTTCGCGCCGGCCGCCTGGGCGCGCTGCGCCTGCGCGAGAAAATCATTATCCTTGGCGGACCAATCGCCCGTAGAACGATTCATAATCACGTAGCCGAGAGCATTCCCGTAAGCCAATGTCTTGGCCCACTTTGACACCTTCCCGGCCTGGCCTTCATTGTAGAAATCGGGCCAGAAATACGTGACCGGAGAATAATAGTGGCCGCCGACCGTGAAAGGCGAGATTGAAGAGAACAGGGGGGCGACCAGCTTGTCTACGCCGGCCTTAGTGTACCCAGTAATATTTGCCATTGTGCTTTCTCACTCTCCGTAAGTCCAGGTAAGACCATCGTCACTGACGGTGATCTTGCCACCATTGCCCTGGCCGCCGCCACCAGGATTGCCAGGATCAGGGGCACTGCCGCCGTTCCACGCCGACAGAGAGGTCACCTGCACGTCGCCGGAAGCGGGCAGTTCTGCCCCACGCACTTCTCGCGCCCAAACGCCAGCAACATTCAAGACAATTGCCCATCGGCCGCCGTGGCTGGCGTCTACCTCCACCTCGATCCTGCCCTTGTCGTCGGCGTCACCGCGCACCGGGGCGGGGACTGTCGTAATATTGTCGGACGTGTACACTGTTTCGGGGCGGATGCTCATTGTCGCATTGACTGTCTTGCCGGCCGCATTCACAACCGTCGCCATGACCTTGGTCATATTGTTATCACCTATTTCTAATAGTGAACCATTTTTGTTGATTACAAGTCAACGCGAGTCGCACCAAGAGTAGCCACCGTAAACACGGTACCGGGAAACACGCCACCATCGTAATGCCAATACGGGTCAGCACCATAACTACCCGCCGTAGTATAGGCAACTCTGTGCGAACCGGCCTCCACGGAAAGGCGCCACTGCATATGGTGGGTCATAAACGTACGATTGTACTGAATCTCGGTCTGCCAAATACCCCGATTGTCAAGCTTGAACCCAAAGAAATACGAGCCGACTGCCTTATCTTTCTCCTCCTCGGAATGATAGTCCTCGTGCGCAATACTCACGCACACGTCAAGCGAGAACTCCATGAGACTCTTGATCGGCAGAGTGACAATACCGTCGCCCCACGTGTAAGTGGCATGGTCCGAGGTCGAGCGTCCACGCCCGTTCGTATTATCACGATGCCTGTAAAGCACACCACTGAACGAGTTCGCGGGGTTAATGTTGAATGACCCGTCGCCGGCCTTGGATCCGTCGGCAGTGTACAGAATATCGTCAATAATGAAAACGGCGGGACGAGCCTTCGAGACCGCCCCAGACGGTGCAGCCGCCAACATAACCCGCGCCGCCGCTACGGACGCCGCCGGCATCACCCTACCGGCGGAATCGTCGTACGCGTCCCAAGCCTCGATAAGATTATCATCCACTGTGGGGACGATACCGCCGGTCCACCTAGTGTTAGGCATATTGTTTTCTCCTAAAAATATTGTTGCACAATCTTCAGTAGGTGAGCCAGCTAACCGTCATCTCGCCCCAATCCATAATTGTACCCTCATCAATATTCTGATACGTATAAAGCGCGATCCGGTCCCCGACGTTCAAACGCCTGACACCGGTCACCTGCAACGCAGTCCACAGGCCATGGTTCAACGCGGCGTACATGTAAACGCCATATTCATCATCGTTGCTGCGAGAAACCTTCGTGCCGCCAACGTATCCCGCCCATGATGACCTGTACCATGTTGTACCGTCTAGACGATAAAGACCGCTCTGCGGAATAATGATCTCGATACCGTCTACCTGCATTCCGCCACGAACAATTTTCTCCTGCGAACCGACCGGGACCTTGGTCCATTTGTCCTTCACAGTCCACAGGTGCGCGTTGTTTGTTGCCATGTGGGCAAAAGGCGGCTCCGTGAAAGTACGCCAAGACGAAGAATGAGGCGTGGGCGATCCGGGCGGATCATAGGACACGCCATTCGTGTCCATGACGAGCTGGCCGCCCTGACGATCAGTGACCTGTATTTTCGCCACGCCCTCGTCATCACGGAAAATATGCAAACCCGAGGAGCGGCTCATCTTCCATGACACGTACATGGAATAAATGATTCCGAGCTGCATCCCTGGCGTGAAAACATCGTTCGTGCGGGCACTAATGTAGAAAGGCGTGTCCGTGTCTTGGATCCACGCGCCGTCGGGGAGCGTGAAATCGAATCTTATTTTCTGCCCGGCTGTCGCCTGCTCGTCAACACTGATGATCCTATTCTTGCCAATGTTGATTGTGAGAATTGCGCGGCCGTTCCATGACGGGGTGAAAAGAATATACCCCTCAACCTTGCCGACACCCTCACCGGCGATACCGTATGTTTTTGGTTTCGCAACAGCAATGTCGTAGATTGCCATCTGCGCGCCATCGTTGCGATTAGGACGGTCTCTGTCCGTCAGAACGAATCGCGTGCCGCCCTCGAGCTCCTCCACGGTCGCGATTTTGGGAGACCAAATAGACTCCCAGAACCCGTATTCGCTGCCGAGGCCGAATCGGATATTCTTCTCGCCTGACGTCGGCTCAGTATCAACGAGCGAAAGCTCACCACCGATAAGCCTATTGCCGATGAGGTCGCCGGTGACCTTGGCTGCGTTGAATGTCGCGTTTCCTGCGGTCAGCATTTCCGTAGTAACAGACGCGAACGCCGCGATTTTCGCCCAGAGTTCCCCGGACGCATAAATGTTGCGTGCGGACACAGAGCCGTCAGCGAGCGAGACGTTTCCCACGGACGAGGGGACGAGAATGCTGCCAGCGACCATTGTCCTGGTCACCCACTGTGTGCCGTCCCAAATACGCACGTCAGTAATGTGCCCGGCATTGTCGATGACATACCAAATCAACCCTGTGACAGGATTCTCTGGTGCGGTCCGGGCCACTACGGGCGGACGGTTAGCTTCCGCAATCTGAACAGCTTTTTCCGCGTCTTTCGCCGCCTTGTTCGCGGCACCTTCGGCCTTGTTGGCCCGGTCTCGAATCGCGTCGGCCTCTTTGAAGGCGCGTTCGGCATCTTTCGCGGCCTGGCTGAGAATTTTGCCCGTGTGCCCGAGATTCTCAACCTTCGCACCGGAAGGCGGCTCAGCGATAGGGTCACTAATTTTGACTACGCGGCCGGATGAGTCAATGATGACGAGTACGCGGGCACCTATCCACGTGGCAATACCATCGGATTCGCCAACAGCATGAGAGGTCGGGTTACTGTAGGGGATTCCTACTTCCACCCAGCCGGACGGGAGCGTACTGTCGGTGGCGGACGTGCCGGTGATTTTCCCGTACGTCCACGATACTGAGGATTGCTGAACAACAACATTGTTATTGTTGCGGCCGCCACCGTTTCGTGGCGCCGTGTCAAGCAATAGTGACGGTCTGACCATGATGCCCCGTTTATTCCCCCAGTACCTCTATGTCCACCCTCATTGTAGCGGACGGATCAGACAACGGGAGACTATAGGCCGTGACACGGCCCGCAATATGCTCACCCTGCTCAGTAATCGCACCAACAATATCCCCGACCTCAATACGGGCATCCGGGATAATCGTCAAAGACCTGGAAGAGCGGGAAGAGATATCCTGAATCATGTACGTGTCTGCAGCCTCAGACACCTCTCGCGCCGAGCTTGCAGCACTGAATTCCTTGTGCGAAGTAACCCAACCATAACCACCTGGTTCGTATGGCGGGTCAGTGATTTTGCGTTCCGCAGTCCAACGCTCCTCCTGCTCACCCTGAGCCCGCTGTTGCTTACTGCCAGTAACGTACCAACGGTTCGGACGACGACCGCCCGACCTCGGAGCGCGCGGGGCCTCCAAAAGAAAACCGGACTCGTACGTATAAATCTCATCGGGCGCCGTCTTGTCACGGAGCTTGAAAATATGCAACATCCCATCCGCGCCACTACGAATACCACAGCCCCGCGATTCTACGAGCTTATAGATCGATTCGATCCGCGAATTTCCCCATTGTGTAGTGCGTGGGATGGGTGCGTCCCATACGTCGTCCTCCAATTTCACTCGCACATATTCGGCGAGCTCATTGGCTTCGGAGAGTAGGGTGGCGCCAGCGGCGGGGGAGGACGGCCACGGCCTCGGATTATCGGCAAGAATCTGCGTCAAATCTTTACAGGAAACATTCACTTTTTCCTTCGACACGGACCATTCCATGTTGACGAATTCACCGAGCGGAATTTCCCAATAGTCGCCGCGCCGATTCTCATAAAGTGCAGTCACCATGGAACGCTGTCCGAAATTGTTGAGCGCGTCCAACGGCCATTCCGGAACCCAAGACATTGGGCAAGAGTAAGACAGGGCTCCCGGAACCTGACGGTTCGTTGAGGACCACTCGACTTTCACCTCGGAGGCGGGGATTCCCGTTTTGAGAACTTCACCGCCTCGAATGATGTTGATTCTTGCGCCGATGCTGAGGCCGTCTGAAAGGGCGGCCAGCGTGGGGCCGTTTCTCATGGCATTCCCGCAATCATTTTGCAAATCTCAATGTATGTGCGCGACTTCCATACCTTGTCGACTTCACGCCATTCACCCCAAGTAACGCAGGGCGCTGCCCCCCAGCCAGCATGAGGGCCAACAAGCATTGGCGAGTCCTCGGGGAGCTCGTGCCATTTAACGTTCCACCGAATGATACCGTCGCCTGTGATTCTGGCGCTGTCGACTTTGTCTACGGTGATGAATCGCGACGGAAGAACATCTGCGGGGGCGCCAGGCGTGAGAATGAGAGGCTCCCGTTTCTGCAGGATTTCCCAAACGGCGTTAACGTGGGACGGGTCGTCTAGGACGAATTGGCCGCCTCCGGTGCGAGCTACTTCTAGCATCGGCCACCTGGTGATAAGTGAGTTATATCTCGAAATCGGGGAGGACCATTCTCTTTTATCCTGGGCCTCCTCCCAGATGAGCCCTGGGACGGTGCGGCCGTTGAGGCCGCTCACCATGCCACGCCACCACTCCACCTCGGGGCGAGTCAGCGTGACCGAGGAGTCACCCTGAGTGTATTTTATTGTGGTGCCCGGCACGGCGTACGCGTCTGAGAGGATCATTGTCACCGGCTCAGTCAGCTTGGGGCCCTCGAGCTCGCGAATCATTTTCGCACGTCCGGTGAGTGGTCTTTTGTCGCGAGCCATACCGGGCACGGCGAAAAGACGGTCGCCCGCGTAGACGGGTTCTTTGCCTGTGGCCATTATTGACGGCAGCCCAGTGTGTGTAGCAATCCATCCCGTAATCGGCATTATTTTGTGCTTTCCGTCATAATGGTTTTATCGGTTCATTCGGTCATAGTCTACTATGGCCGACGTCGCTTCCACTTGCATGCGGCCGACAAGATCGTTGTCCACATCTCGAATTTCGAGCACGTCCGGGCCGAGCGCGCGATTCTCCAGGAGGCTGATCAGCTTATCCATTTTCTCCCACTGGGCTGACGTGAAAACAGGCTCCGGACGGCCAGTCTTATTCTCAATTGTTGAGAGGCCAGGCTGCAAGAATCCGCCATTGTCGTAGCGAAGATTCCCCGCAGACGGCCCACCGTAAATCGGCACCTCACGCACGGGAATGCCGAACGTCGGCGCCTCGACCATCATTCCATTACCGGAGGCAATAGCAACGTGGTGAGCCGGGTAACCCCAGAACAGAAGCGTACCGGGAACCATAGGATTACCGGGAGATGACATTGCCTGATATCCGGCCGCCGTGAGACGCGGCACATGAATACCCATAGCGTTAAGCGCCCAATAGACAAGACCAGAACAGTCGAGCCCCCCGCCCGGGGAGACACCGCCCCAAACATACGGTGTACCGATAGCCCGACGCGCCGTATTCACGAGGTCGCCGGCAGCGGCACCAATAGCACCGATTCCGCCACCGAAGCCACTGACCACAGGCATGTGATCTTTAATCCAATCGCCGAGCGCGTCAATGGTTTTATCAACGCCCGCTTTCCCGGCGTCGAAGAATGGTTTCGCCCCGTCGCCACCCCATGAATCGAGAAGTTTGTGAACCGGAGCCTTGATGACAGTCTCGACGGCTCCGATCGGGTCGGAGAAGATCGAGGACACCGCATCGGCCGCGCCGGTGATCCAATTAAGGGCAGCGGACGCGCCCTTTGAAACCGTTTCTTTGACAGGGTCCCAAATACCGCCCGGGGCGAATGCAGCATAGCCGGCATCACCACCGGGAATCCTGTCCCCGTGTGCTGCGGCACGGTTCATGGCATTCACCATCGCGGGCCCGCCTACGGCCTTCACCCATTCTGGCCGCATGATTGCTTCTCCACCGGAAAGCGCGAGCCTGCCGCCACCGTCGGGTGATACGAAATGGTAAATGTCACGGCCCGGAGAGTATCCGGGCAGAACACCACCGGACGCGTACCCGCCAATCGTGGGGGCTTCAGGAAGGCGAAGATCGAGGGAGAGCTTCTCCATCATTCCGTTAACGAGTTTCCGCAGCCCGTTATTGTAAACTGTGCCGATAACGAAGTTAACGGGTTTGGCGGCGGCTTCTTTGATTTTGTCCCACGCCGTCCTAACACCATCTTTCATGGTATTGGCGGCAGCCACGACCCTGTCCCAGGCGCTTGTAATTGCGGGAACAAGCGTGTTAGCGATCCAATCTTTAACGATTTGGATTTCGCCTTTCAGGATGTTCCACGCGGAGACGACCATGTTTTTCAGCCAGCTGGTCCACGAAACAACAGTATTCCAGGCCGCGCTGATCGTAGTGGCTGCACCCTGAATTACAGCGACTCCCATGGTGACCGCGGCGATAATGGACGCGAATACGAACGCGATGATTCCGCCCAGAATTTTCGCACCCGTAGAGATGATTTCCCAGGCCACACTAATAACGGGTGCAGCATAGGTTTGAATCCAATTCACCACAGGCTGCATGACGGCCCAGATGCCGTTCCATGTCGCCGACAGGGAGCCCCACATAATAGACGCCGTGTCTTTAATGGCGTTGAATGCTCCGACCACCCACGGCCATGCAATATTGTAAATCCAATCAACGACGGGCTGAATGGTGGCCCAAATGCCGTTCCACGCCGCTGATATGGTGCCCCAAAGGGCGGAGGCGGTGTCTTTGATTGTATTGAATGTATCGACTACCCAGGGCCATGCTGTGTAGTAGATCCATTCGACTACGGGCTGCATTGCAGCCTGAATGGAGGTCCACGCCGCCGATACAGTGCCCCAAAGATTAGACGCTGCATCTTTGATCGTGTTGAATGTATCGACTACCCAGGGCCATGCTGTGTAGTAGATCCACTCGACTACCGGTTGCATTGCCGCTTGAATTGCGGTCCACGCGGTCTGAATATCGGCCCACATGTTGGCGGCTGTGTCTTTAATCGCATTGAACGCGCCAACGACCCAAGGCCAAACTGTATTGTAAATCCAATCTGCAACGGGCTGAATTGCGGTTTGAATTGCGGTCCATGCGATCTGAATATCGGCCCACATCATACTGGCGGTGTCTTTAATCGCGTTAAATGCGCCGACTACCATGGGCCAAATGTCGTTGTAGATTTGTGTGGCGACGGGCATGATTGCCGCCCAAATAGCGTCCCACGCCCACTGAATCGTGGACCAAAGCGCGCTCACACCCCAGCTGATAGCATCCCATGCCGTAGTGAGATACAAAGCGGCAACGTTGACAATCCAATCAACGACAGGCCGGATTATGTCGCTGATCCCCTGCCAGGCTGCGACCATTCCGTTCCAAACGATCATTGCGCCCGCGGAAATGCCGTCCCAGGCGGCTTGCAGGTTGGGCCACGCAGTATTTACGATCCAATCAACGACGGCTTGAATGACGGGCTGTATTCCCTGCCAGACGCTGACGATGCCGTTCCATACCCATTGGGCTCCGGCGACAATCCCGTCCCATGCCGCCTGAAGCGCGGGCCATGCGGTACCGACGATCCAATCAATGACCGCCTGAATAATAGGTTGCATTCCTTGCCAGACGGATACCATGACGCCCCACATCCACTGGGCGCCTGCCACGATTCCGTCCCATGCGACTTGCATGAGAGGCCATACGTTAGCGGCGAACCAATCGGCCACGGCCCCGGCTGCTGTTTTGATTGCTTCCCAGCAAGAAATGACGACGTTGCGGAATGTTTCGGAATTCTGCCATGCCACCACAATGGCTGCGACCAATGCTGCAATAGCGATCACAACAAGGCCGATTGGGTTGGCGTCCATTGCGGCGTTGAATGCCCACTGCGCCGCAGTTGAAGCGATTGTTGCAGTTTTGTGGAGGACCATCATTGCCGTGGCCCTCCCCCAAGCAACCGCCTGCATCGTGATCTGCGTCGTTGCACGCGCGATATTCGACAGGAATTCGCCGGCGTACATGAGGTTGAGCTGCGCTGTCTCAACCACGTCTTTGACCTTCGCCACGGTCATCGCGTTAATGGCCGTGGTGACACGCCCTGCTACGCCGGCTACGCCTTCCATGTCATTTAGCCATTGCTGCATTGAGGACATGACCATGACGGCTTTCCATGCCGTGAACGCAGCCGCAATGCTGTAAACCGCCACTTTGCTATTGAGAATAGCGACGGTGAGACTTTCCATGAATTGGACAAGGCTGCTGTTCGCGATGGTGCTGAGCGCCGTGGCGATGCCGGGGACGAGCGTCCCAACAATGAATTTGCCGAGCTCGACGAAACTGTTGCGTACGTTGGTGATGTACGAGATGATTCCAGAGTCTTTGTCGAATCCGAAAATCGTCCCCGTGAAATCACCAGACATGAGCAAATCTTTAAGATTCTTCAACGACGGGACGAGCGTCTTGTTAATCCATTCCCCCGCGGCGGCGGCAGCGTCACGCATGCGGAAAAGAAAATCAACGAAGCTTGAGTCTTCCTCGAACGAGAAGATCGGGCCCGTGAAATCACCCTTGCGGATAACGTTGAAAGCATTCGTAATACTAGGAATGAACGAGTTACTGACCCAGTTGAATACTTTCTCGAACCCTTTGCTCATAGCGTCAAGGGATGCGGTGATCCACGGGAGTGCTTTTTCGGCGATTTCCTGCGCCCCGGTCACAAGGGTCGCCTTGAAGTTCCCCCAGGCACCTTCCAGGGTTTTGGTGGATGTAGCGGCCTCAATGGCCACGTCCTCCATACCGAGGTCGAGAATCGCTTGGTTGAATTCCTCGGCGGTGATCTCGCCCTTTTCCATGGCTTCCCGGAAATTGCCCGTGTAGGCGCCATTCTTTTTCATGGCTTCCTGCAATTTACCAGATGCGCCAGGAATTGCGTCGGAAAGCTGATTCCAGTTCTCGGTGGTAAGTTTTCCGGCACCCGCGGTCTGCGTCATGACAAGGCCGACCGTTTTGAACGTCTGCGCATTCCCGCCAGCAACAGCATTCAAGTTACCGGCCGCCTCGGCGAGTTTATCGTAGCCCTTTACGCCGTTGGATGCTAGCTGTGCGGTGATTGATTGAATGTCGTCGAGCTCGTAAATTGTGCGGTCTGCGTAGGAGCGCGTGCTTTTTGTGAGCGCGTTGATTTCGTCCGCGCTTTTACCGGCGAATGCGAGCGTTTGTTTGAATTTGATTGTGGCGTCGGCCGCGTTGAATGCTTCTTTTGCGACGCCGCCGAATGCGACGGCGATGCCGCCGATTGCGAGCCCTCCGAGTGCGGCGCCGGCGACTTTCGCTACCGATTTGAACGCACCACCCAGGCCGGATGTGATCTTTCTCTCGGCCGGCCCGGTGTCGACGTTGCCGATTTCGCTATTGATGCTTCGGGCGAGGCCTCGCACGGACGGGCTGATCTGAATCCATGCGGTCCCGAGATCATATCCGGCCATTGATACCTCTCCGAAATCATGTGTAGCGAAAATGGTTCACGCCAATCAAACCGTTTTTCGTGTTTGTCTTGGCGTGAACCATTTTACACTATCCGATAGAAACACGGGTTCAGCTGCCGTATCGGGCGAGCCATTTCTCGCCCTTGGCTTTTTGCGCTTTAGCGTGTTTGCTTGACACTCTGGGGTTACCGGTTTCCCGGTATCCTTCGGCCGGAGGCTTCGGCGTCTCAGGCCATTTATCTTTCTTAACCCCATTGACAGCGAGCAATGTGGTCTGAATATTGTGTGCTGACATTATTGTGGCGGCCACTTCGTCAGACCAGTATCTGTCTCCGCCTCGCGTCCTATCGAATGTTGACCCGGGCGGGAGGCCGCCAATGAGCGCCATTATCCGCCGCGGGGTTATTCTGCCTCGATATAGATCGAGGAGATCGGTATTGTAGTATCGTTGAAGGTCGGCTTCTATCTCCCACCCATACTCGCGGAGTAGAGGTGGGAGAATCGTCAGTTTCCCGCGCCCACCTCGGACACGATTGACTGCATAAAGTCGGTCACCACGTCGATCGGAACGCGACCGTTCTCGTCCTCCAACGCGGCGTAGACCTCATCCTTATGGTCTCCCACGATAAGGCGGAAAAGCGGAAACGGGTTACCAGCGTCGAGGGCCTCGAACGCACGGAAGTCCTCCAACGCCTCCGGAGGAATGTCAAACTCGATCCCCTCATAGTCCACGTGAATCGGGTCGCGCGTGGCCTCGGCCTTGGCGAGCCTGTCAGCCGGCACCTTGGCACCGGTCGACTTTGCCTTGCTCTTCGTGGTCTTGTCAGACATAATGGGTTGTCCTCAAAATTGTTTTACAAAAGTGGGTGGGTTGTGTTTGTTTTGGATCTTCCCCACTATTCCGCGACAACCCATCCGAAACACGGAATAGCGGGGAAGAATCATCTGTCAGGCGGGGAAGAGCGCCTTGTGGTCGGAGTAGATAATGTAGTCGCCCAGCACGGAGAGGTTGTATTCGTAGCCGGTGATCTCAGCCTGCTGGAAAGTAATCTCACCACGCTCACCGAGCTCCAGACGCGGGAAAACAATACGAATCTGCGCACCCACACCGGAAACGTCGAAGAAGTCGGCGACACCGCAGAGAAGCTTGACTTTGCGGGAAGACTTGGCGGTGATCTTCACACCCTTGGTGGCGCCACCATCCTCAACCTTCTCACTGGTGGCGTCAAGATACCATGAGAGCGGGGCAAGCTTGGTTTCCAGAAGAGTGGCACTGAAAGTCGTCTCCGACGAGTCGAGGAAGGTCTTGACAACTCCGTGGCCCTGATGCCCCTTAATCTTGGTGACGGAGTCGTCCGAGGTGAGCTTGAATCCATCCTCGCTAATCCACCCAACATTGGTAAGACCGGTCACACCGGAGAGGTCCTGGGTGAGCGACGTGACCTTCTCACCGAACTTCTCGACATAGTCGCCCAGCCAGAGCGCGTCATTGTCGGACGAGAAAATGAGTGCATTGTCAGCGTTAACAGCCATTATTTGTTCACCTGTGTGCTGTAATTGTTAATGTTGCAGTCGCCCTCGCCTGAGACGTGTCCGGATCGGGCATTTCTATCGGATAGGATGATTGTACCATCACTATACCATCCTGATAGTTCGGCATAGTGTGCGCCACATTCACGGCCTCGCACGCAATCTTCATCGCCTCACCCGACGACTGCGCATAGGCGTCGATCGTCTCCAGCGCGGTACAGAGCGCTTTCTGCGTGACTCCAGTACCGCCTGTTGAGAGAACTCGAATGAATGCGGCGGGACGGTCCGGACTTTCGGGCCTGCGGGCCACGATCGGCACGCTCATGTGTGCGGACAAAAAATCCATGAGTCGTTTCTTTATGTCCGGCACTGTGGGGGCGCGATCGTATGTTGGGCTCATTTCCCGCCACCCATTGTGAGGCCGATCGCACGCTCCAATGTGTGCTCCTTCATCTGTCTGCGCATTGCAGCAATGGTGCGTGCCCTGACGTATCCGCGAGTACGATTTCCGTGCGTCGTCTCACCCTCGAACCCACGGCCGGCAGCGGCGGCTACGCGCCCTGTCTCTAATGCTACGGTCCGGGCCACGTCAGGGCCGCGGAGAAGATCGGCGACACCGTCACGGTTGAGCTGGAATTTTACTTTCGGCATTTATTCGCTCACCTTGTCTTCGTTGGCACGAATCTGCACAACCGTCCCCTTGGGGTATGGAGAAGGGCGACCCCCGACACGGTATTCTATGCCGTCTACAATGAGATGATCTTCGGCGGTCACGTCGATTGTGGTGTTCCGCCAGTAAAGGGCGGCGGGCACAGTGACGGGCATTGCCCCAGCACTGATCGGCTCAGTAGACGTGGCCGGCGCAAACACTGCGGGCGGCAGAGCAACGTTCTCCCACTGCCCCGGCACAGGGTTACCGTACTGGTCTTTCGACGCCGGGCCTCTCCTACGCCGTGTGACAGGCACATACCCTGAAAGCATTACGGTTCCTGTCCGCCGATCGCGTTAATGTCTTCGATCAGCTGATCGGTGGCGGATCGCACGTCATAATCCTGCAGGAGGTCCACCTCGAACGCGCCGCCGGAGCCGCCGAGAGCGTCTTTTTCCTCGCGTTTCAGGTAGAGGCCGCCTTCAGGATTCTGATACGTGAACTGATCGGAGAATGGGCCGGTCGTGTGCGATTCTGACGCGATAATCCCGTGAGGCTCGGAGTAGATTCCGCCACCACTGTCGGTGACGCCGCCGATAGCATCTCCCCCCTGCATTGCGCGCCGTACCACGGCGCACGCCACTCGCTTTCGCGTGCGAGGCGTGGCGGATTCCCAGCGGGGACATTTCGACACGATGAGGTCGGTCGCGTCGGCGAGGAGTACGTCAGCGCGAATACGCTCACTGTCCGAGAGCGCCCGCCACCGCGCTTCCAGGTCTTCGACCGTGGCGAACGGGATAATGTCGTCCGGTATCACTTTGTGGTCTTTCTGGGGCGGCCTCGTCCCCTACGAGGTGCAGGTGCCGGCGGGGCAGTACGAGGGGAGGAGGTGGGCTCGTCTGCCCCGCCAGCGCCATCATTCCCGGGATCGATCTCACTATATTCGTCTCCGAGCATCACATTGTGGTCGTCTGCGAGATGGATCACAATGTCATGGTCTCGGTGCTTGTAGGATCGCATCTCCGAAATCGCCCCTGGGAAAAATTTTGTTTTGGATGGATTGTGTTATTTTTTCTTTACGGCGATTTTATCAGGCGCCGGCCTTGGTCTTAATCGTCGCGAACTTGTCCGGGAAAACATACCAAGCGTACAGAATCTCGAGACGCAGAGCGATCTGGTTCCGACGCTTCAAATCACCCTGGCCGTCCGGGTCACCGAAACGGATAATCTCAAGCGGAAGAGAACGCTGAATTCCCCACCGAATACCATCCACGAAATCGCCGACGATGCCCTCGACATTGGTGGCGGCGGTCGCCTCAGGCTTACCGGCAACAGTGTTTCCAGCGGCAGCCGGAAGTCCCATAAAGTTGTCAATGTTGACACCAAGGCCGATCTGCGGGTAACGCGGCGTCCCCGACGGCGACCCGTCTGCATTCTTGGTCTGGAGACTACCGAGCGCCCAAACCGCGGACGGGGCAAGCGCAAGACCAGTGGGGGTAATCGGCGCAGCATTATCATTAATGAGCAGACCGGCGGCCTGACGGATCGCCTGGTCCATCTCCGTAGTGCCAATCTCGACATTCTTGGTGGTGGAGGTCAGGTAATTGGTCCACGCGTCAATAACAGCGCCAGTCAGCGGGTTAACACGGTGATAAAGTCCGAGGTCAAGGGCCCGGGAAAGCGCCTCACTACCCTTCTGCGCGAGCTGGTTGAGGACGTCCAGCTGATAATCCTCGTCGGCCCACTGGACCTCCTCGTTGAATCGCATAGTAACCTGCGCCTTATGCGGCTTAGCGGTCACATAGCCGAATTCACCGGAGGTGGGCGCCTTTTCAGCGCCCTCGTCAACGAACTCGGCGCGCGGAAAATTATCGAAAGTGATAATGTCCACGTCGCCGAAAGTCATGGGGATTCCACCGTTGAGCTTGGCGACGGTGGAGAGAGTCTGAGTACGAGTAATGATCCCGTCGGCAATCTGCCGAGGCATGAGGACCTTTGCCTTGCCTGAATCAAACACGGCCATTTTAGTTGGTTTCCGTTTCTTTCTAGTGTTTTACTTTTTAGAATAGCGGCTAGCGTGTTTTAGTCGCCGGCGAAAACATTCCGAGCGAATTCTGCAAGATTGCCGCCGTCATTGTCGGGCGTGGCTCCGGCCTGTGGTACCACGGGGACGACGGACGGCTTAGCGTCGTGCAGTGCCTTGGCGATTGCGGCAGCATGAGCGTTGATTTCGTCCTCGGTTGTTCCTCGGATCAAATCGGCGCTGATACCATGCTCGGCGGCGGCGTTGGCGGACCATTCGCGAACTTTGGCGGCAGTTTCGAAATCTGCCACTTTGGCCTTTAGGGCTTCGATTGTGGCGTCTTTGTCGCCGATTGCCTTGGCGAGCTCGTCTCGTTCGTTAGCGGCGCGCCGATTTTCCTTGGCGCGATTCTCCCACTTACGGGACTCGCTCTTCCAGTCGATTTCGGGCTTACTAGCAGCGTTGTCCCCGTTCGTGGGGGCGTTGTCGTCGTTAGTGGCGCTGTTGTCGGCTGGCGTGTCGCTTGCAACGTTATCGCTCATTGGGCGTTTCCTATATTTTGACCGTGCGGTTGTTGTGATGTTTTCAGGCAACTATTCTGGGCTTTGCAGCCGTCTTTCGTGGCCCTTGTTTATGCATTGTAGCACAATCATTCAATTGGCCGAGTGCGCCATTCTGCGAGCTCTTCCTGGTGCGTGTCTATCCACGATGAGACGAGTTCACGATGCCGTTTGCGACCTTTATCAGTTTTGTGTCTGGCCGCGAGCGTGTACGCTTTCGCGGGAACTTCGCGGGAGGTCGGGTCCCATGCTGGGACCGCGACACATTTGCAGTTATCGTGCGCCCCGAACGACGCGGTCCCCTGTGACCGGTAGTAGCATTCGTTCATTGTGAGCATGACGCAGAAATTGCAGGCTTGTGGGTTACGTGTTCGTCTTTCCCAGCCCATGGCTTCCGGGTCGGCCCATGTCATGTCTGCGATTTGTGAGCGGGCTCCGTCGCTGACGTATCGGATGAGCGCCCCGGTCAGATAGGATAGGGCAATGTCTTGGTTTCCGGCGTATAGTGCGCCCGCGCTGAATCTGACGCTGTCGTCTATTTCGCCTTGTGGTGTGAGTGATGTTTGTACTGTGGGGGCGTCGCCGGGAATGTCTTGGTCTAGGCGCATGTCGCGGTACCATTCGTCGGCGATTGCGGCGGCCGCATTACCGTATTGGTCTACGAGGGCGGGCATGATTTCGAGCAGAAGGTCGCGGGCGTCCTGGGGCCTTTGCCGTGCGGCGTGCGCCCAGAGCGCGTGTAGGTCGTTTTGGGCGAGTGTGGTGAGTGAGTCTATTGCTCGACCGTATGCCCCGATTTCTGCGGTTGACAGCATAATAAGTGTTAGTTTATTGGTGTTTTAGTGCCGCCGGGCAGTTTGATGTTGCGCTTAACCCGGTTCCTTGTATTGGGTGCGTTATTAATGCCCAGGTTATTGCCGCTACCGTTGCCGCCGTTGCTGTTGCCAACATTGTCGGCATTGTCGCCGCCATCATTGTTGGCTGTGTCATCATTCTCGGCGTTTTCGCCGTTCTCGTCCACAGTGTTCTCGTTGTTTGTGGCGGCGAGAGCTCGGTCGAGTAGGGACACCGCATTCTTCTTACGATTTTCGGCGTTGATATCTGCGAGATCGTCCTCGGTGAGTCCGGCACGCCGCATGAGAGTCTGCGACTCCTGCAGCGACGGGAACGCGGACACCATTTTGACCGCGAAATCGGCGGCAGACGAGGGCGAGGAATAGCGGGCGGGGGTCCACTTCACCGAGGTCTTCCAGGACTCAGCGGGAGGCTCGTCAAGCTTATCCCGGACCATAATAATGTTCTGCAAAGTGCGCCGCAGCGGGGCGGTGAAAATGCGCCATTGGTACTCGGCTTCGTCCGCGAGCGCCGCCTCAGCCGCCTGCATCGCCTCAGCCGAGGCAGGATTCTCCGCGAATACTCCGATGGCGGATTGAGGGAGGTTTGTGGCTGCACACAAATTCTGCGCCAGCTGACGGTACATTTCCAGGTGAGGGCTCATGGTCATTTGTGAGAATTGCCCAACACTGGGAATGTCGCCGTTCTCGTTCGGCTCGAGTACTTGGACTCGGGCCATGATTGCGGACCACCTGTCTTGGCCGGCGAAATCTGCTCTTTCCGCACCGAGCACGTACCGCTGCGGGGAGGAGAAGAATTCTGCGGATGTTTCCGCACGGACCATTGTCCTCACCGCCGCGTCCGTGAGATATCTTACTTCACGGGTGATTCGTGAATGCCCCAATGGGCGGTTCAGCTGCGGGTCGTAGCAGAGTGCTTCGACGAAAATGCGGTTGGGCGTGTCTCCGAGCTTTTCAGCTTTCCATCCGCCACCGTTTTCTTTGGCGTCGATTCGCCAAATGGCGGTGGGGGTGTGCATGATGGCGCCGGCGGGCTGCCCGTATTTGTCGGTCTTGTCGATTGTGAGGGCGGCTTCGATTATGCGGCGCCTAGTGTCCCAAAGGGCGGCGCCCCATTCTGCGTCACGGGCCTGCACGACGACAGGCGGTTCGCCGATGGTCTCGTCCCCCCGTGTCACTGTAAGTAGTGAGAAAGAATGCTTGTAGGCGGACGTTATTGCCTGCGCGAGGTCAAGGTCGTAGTTGTTTGCGGAGAGTATTTCGTTTGCTTCGAAGGCGTCGGGGGCGCCGTTCAACGAGTAGCCCTCGAACACGTGCCGTCGGGCGAGCATGGTGACGACTTTCTGAGGCCACCCAAGCGCCGCCTTGGTGCGCGTCATTTGCGGCGGAATACTAATACCCAAGTCCTGGAAAGCGCGGTGGCCGTCGTAGTAGACGGACAGCAGCTTGTTTTTGTTTGAGTGCTGCTGCCATTTCTGCCACAGTTGCAGGAATGTTACCTTGTCGTCGTCGGGGAGTCCGGAAATGCGTGTGGGGGCGGGCGTAGCATTAACGAGTCGTCCGTCGTCAGGATAAATTTCAGTCATAGGAACAATACTCCGCCGCCACGTCCAGTATTACTATTGGCGTTCTCGATTTTATCATAAGGCTTGTAACGAGGCCTTCTTTTTGTTGTGCGTGCGGCCCACATTGCGAGCGTGCATGCCTCTAGGCCGGCTACTGTGGCGCCGGGCGGGGCCTGTAGCGCCCATCCTCCTGATGTTCCGATTGGGCGTGATGTTGCGGACGCGGCTTCGGTTCTCAGTTGCATGTCGTCCAGGTGCGTGATTGTTTTTTCGCGTAGTGAGGCGTCTAGCATGCTGTAAGCGTCTACGATTTGCGTGATCGTGGGCGTGATAATGACTTGCGGGCGTACTCCGATGGCACGGAGTCTTTCGATTGTGTCTCCGGCACCGTATTTTCCGTCTACGATGATTTGCGCCCATCTGTCTTTTGTGTCTGCAATGTAGTCGATGATCCATTGTGTGCCCTCACTCATGCGGCGGACGCCTTGGTGTGTGCAGAGTTCGACGTGTGTGGGCGTGTTTTGCTTATGTCCAGCTCGGGCTAGGGCGCACGTTGATCCGTCGGGTGCGAACCTGATCGCGGCGCACCACCGCATACCAGACGGAGTGTTTTCTGGCCGTATTGCGGCGGCGTTCCAAGCGATTGGGTCGATTGCGAGTCTGTCGTTGGCGCGGTCCCATATTCCGAGGCCTTCACGTCGAAATGATTCTTCTCCGAGCTGCCTGCGCATTCTTAGAATGGCGGATTCGGGTGTGCGGCGCGGGTATGATGGGTTTGCTTTTTCCCATTGTTTCCTGTCGTCGCTGTTGGCGTCATAGTCGGCGGCCAGTTCGAGGTAGAGGCCGTCTTTTATTTCGCCTTGCAGGGCGAGGTTGCGGAATTCGCTGAATGCTTCGGATGGGTCTTTTGGTTTTGGTGGTGTCCCGATTTTGATGATGAGTGGGTCGGGCGCCGTGTTTGTGGCGGGGATCATGTCGTCTAGTGCGGCGGCGCCTAGGATCTGGGCTTCGTCGAAAAGTATCATGTCTACGCCGTGGAATCCTCGCCCGAATCCGCCTTCGCGGGCTCCGAAGAGAATGCGTGATCCGTTGTTGAAGAGGATGGCTTGTTGTCCGTTTGCTTGCCGTATTTTGTTTACGTATGGGGCGATGTTGGGGATTTGTGCCATGCCTTTCATGTCGTTGAATGTTTCGTCCGCGGTGCGTGTGCGGTGTGCGGTCCAGAGGACGAAGTAGTTTGGGTGGAGGGTGGCGAGTGCGAATGTGAGGCCGCCGATTGTGTATGTTTTGCCGACCTGACGAGGGATGGATGCTTGAATTCCGTCGATGCTGGCGGCGTAGTGGCCGTCTTTTCTTTTTGCGAGGATTGCTTTTAGCCAGTCTTGCTGCCATACGTCGAGGGGGTATTGCATTTCTTGGAGGCGGCGTTGGACTGGTGGCCAGGCTGTGTGTGTGATGTTTTCTGGGAGGGTGAGGTGGGCGGCGATTTCGGATAGGTGTTTTTCGCTCATCAGATGCCGTCCCAGGTTTGTGTTTCGTTTGGAATGTCGGTGGTGTGTGTTTGTGTGTTTTCGTTTTGTGTGGTGGCGAGTTGGTCTGTGATTTGTATGAGTTGTGCGGTGAGTTTTGTGAGTGCTGTGTCGCCTGTCCTGGGGTCGTCTATGACGGTGGCGATTTTGTGTGCGAGTGCTTGGCGGATGAGGGTGGGGTTGCCGGTGTTTGTGGCGTCTGTGATGGGTGCGGGGCTGTTGGGTTCGTATACGGTGATTGTGGTGTTTGTGTGGGTTGTCATACCCTCTATTATATGCTGTAATGTCAGTCATGTTCCTGCGGGGTTTTCCACAGGGTTATCCACAGGCTGTCTGAGTTTTCCACAGGGTTTTCCACAGGTTTGGGAGTTTTCCACATGACGGCAGTCACATTGTGACATGGATTACTGGAGTTATCCACAGGGTTTTCCACAAGCAGGGAGAGATGGGCA